GAATGGTTCTGGAAGAAAAAACTGAGATTCTGGCTGACAGGTTTTGAGTGCAAGATCTGTATGCTTTATAGGATATATGTCTTGTATGGTGTGATAGCCGTGCTTATACTATTAAATCTAATATAGTTTGTAACTTACCTTTTATACTTTTGTTATTCAAAGTATTTTTAAGACCCATGTGAAGGTTCTTGGGCCAACATTCAAAAGCGGTCCAACAGTATCCTGAATGCTCTTCATTCAACTTGGGTATGAATTCTGCGTCTATGGCTATCAAGTACGTGTGGAAGAAGAACTTCTGATCGTTTGACGTGAACATCTCCAATGGTATCACCTTCTTGAACTTGGGCAGACTGCCTGTCTCTTCTTCAACTTCACGCTTCAGTCCTTCGAAGGCACTCTCCGTGAATTTACTCTTACCGCCAACCAATCCCCACATGCCTTGTGTTTTCTTGTCAGTCCTCTGTAGGAACAGGAAACGTTTGGTGCTGGTTGCATAGAACAGGGCACCCGAACAGACTATGTTTTCTTTCATAAGTTATTATAACAACTATGGGGTTGTGGCGTCAAGGCTTGAGTTGTATCCTGGATCTGCTCCACCATCAAGCACTATGCTCCAGTTACCTTGTGTGTAAACACCCTCGTATGATTTCACCCATTCCGTGCCATTAAACCTGTACTGAATACCTGTGTTGAGATTGGTCACGTAGTGTTGTGTTGAATCTGGATTTGATGCGTCAAAGGCCACGTTCCATTTTGATGTTGAACTGTTGTATTCTATGATGTCACCAACGCTGGCCACCAGTGTACCCCAGGTTTGACTCTGGAAACTGGCCGTTGAGTCTCCAACATCATTGATCACCAGATACCTATCACCATTCACAGGTGTGCCTGGATCAAAGGTTGCAGGATTTATGATCTTCTTGACCGCTGTCAGTGAGTTGCTTGGTATCGTGTCGCCGTCTATTGTGTACAATAAAATAGTGTCATCAAGCGTTGACGTCGCTATGGTGCCAACTATCTCATTTCCGTTTGGTTGTGTCAATCTTATCTGTGATGTGCCGTTTGTGACCTTGCCATACTGATCCAGTAGAACTTTCCAATTGACCGCTGGACCAAATGTTTCAAATGGATCATAGTTACTTGGTTCATTCGCTCCTGTGTGGAATCCATCTCCTCCTGATTTAACATTTGTACCCGTTGATCCTAATAATCGTAGTTGATTGCCCGTAACTAACAATCCAAAGTTGTTTGGTGTGATGTAACTCCTAGATGTAAGTTCCCCGTCTATCAATCCTTTTGCTATTCCACCGTCATCATCGTATATGCTCATGATGATTTTTTGTACGACACCCAGTTTCTTGACTTTCACCGGTGGTGACAGCCATATGGGCATTGAGAACGTCAGTGTTGCAACATCTATCTCCGAATCAGCACCCACTGGTATGGTCCTCGAACTGAATGTTGTTCCTGTCAATTCAACGTAACTCAAACTGGTCCAATCAATGTAGTTGTCTGTTTTCTGTATCTCGAAGTCTGGATTGAACAGATACAATATCTGTTCCATGATCTGTAGTTTCTGATCCGTGTTTGTTGTCCAAATGTCCGCCGACACTTCCATCCTGAACGGTGATGGCATCACTTTCTCAACTGTGTATCCTGCACCCATCTCATTGGTGTAGTTGCCGTCTGAATCTATGCCTCTTTCTCTTAAATGCTGTTTCTCTATGTGATAAGGATTCTGCATCCTTTCTCTGTCATAATTTAATTCTCTGACATAAGCGGCAATCCTCGGTGCGTACTGTAGGGCATTCTCTGAGTTGTTCCTGATGATGTTTGCTACCTGTCTCGTTGGATCACCATACACCACAGGCACTGCCCTTAATTGCACAGAACCATCACTGCCTTTGCCTGTCTCCACGGAGAAGTTGCTCAATATCCTAATGAATTGAGTGAGAAACTTCCTGACCTGTCCTTCGTAAAAATGCAACATGTTTAATTGTCAGCCTTTGGTTTCAGTGCATCTGTCAATGACTGTCTCTGTTTGACGGTTAATCCGTTTATTGTTGATTCTGTTGTGTTGTTGACGAAACTTGTTTTGTAGTTTGACCTAGAATCATTGTTCGTTGTAGTTATTCTCACACTGTCTTCAATTTTGACCCATCTGACTCCGTCATAACGGAACAATCTGTTGGGTAAGAAATCTGTCCTCAAGAAATAATCGCCTTGGTCAACGCCAGACGTTGGGAATGTGATACCAAATCCTGCTGGATTTCCGTTGGGTGCAACACCGTCTCCATCTAGGTAGAAACCATAGTGAGAACTTGCTGGTGTGTCTATCGTGGCATTCACTGTGTTATCACTGCTGGCCCTCTGTGCCTCCGTGTTCACATTTTCAGTTCGTATGTTTCCTCTTTCATCGATTGGTGCAACATAGTATTGTTTGTAGTTAAATCCCGCCTTTGGTGCATCCTGCTCTGCCTGTGCAACGATCTGATCGTTGATGGTTTTCTCTCTGTTGTATGTGCTCATGTAACTAGCAACTGATCCTGTTGTGGTTGCATCGCCTATAATATCTTTGAATTCTTGTGAATCTACTAAAGTTTTCATTTTCAATCTTAACAGATGTGGCCACCATGTTTGACTGAATCCTTCCGCGGCCCTGTTCACATCTTCTACCACGTAGTATCTCTTCAGTGCGATTGGCACACTTTCGTCCAGAGAATAATCTTCTTTCATGTGAGGGAATTCTATTACATCGCCACTCATCGGTTTCCTACCAATCCTTTCCACGATATCATTCAAATGCACTGTGAGGAATAGTGTGTCATTCTGTAAGAACATACCAAACTGTGACAGATTGAAATCTGCATCTTGTACGTTGTAAATCCCCCTAACAACATACACATCATCTGAATATTTTCTATCCCTGTTCTCTAGAAATAATAAATCTTGTATAGTTCTTTCGTTTAGACTATCACCCGAATACTGAGGTTGTGTAGGCGATGCCGCTCCGTCCTTGTTTGTGTCTCCCTGATCGTAAGGTCCTAGGTATTTGTGTAGGTGTAGATCTGTGCCACCTACTGTGAACATCTCTCGGATGTTGCGATCGAAGAACTTGTAGTCATTGCCCTTTTCAGGCTTAAAAATGGATAATCTTGGCATATCATACATATTTATTGCACAGGCAATGACTATAAATATGAGTATGTCAGAACTACAAACAGGACAACAGGAAATTTTCGATTACGTCAAGAACAATCTCGGTGACGGCATGATTGACGTGGAATTAGACCCAAAACACTATCAAACGGCACTGGAAAGGGCTGTGAACAAATTCAGACAGAGATCATCAAATGCTGTTGAAGAATCATATGCTTTTTTAGAACTTAAAAAAAATCAGAACACTTACATACTGCCAGATGAGATCATCAATGTGAGAAATCTTAACAGGAGGACCGTGGGATCAAGGACCGAAGGTGGAGAGGGCGGAACACTGTTCGAACCATTCAACCTGGCCTACACAAACACCTACCTTTTGAGGGCAGGTGCCACAGGTGGTCTGGCAACCTACTACGCTTTCGCATCATACCAAGAACTTGTTGGTAAGATGTTTGGAAGTTTCATACAATTCCATTTTGATGTGGCGACTAAAAAATTAACTATAACACAAAGACCTAGGGCAGACGACGAAACAGTATTGATGCACACTGACAACTACAGACCCGACATAACATTGTTCAAAGATATTTACAGCAAACCGTGGATCAGAGATTACACACTCGCTGTGTCTAAGATCATGCTAGGTGAGGCCAGAGGCAAATTCAACACCATTGCAGGACCACAGGGTGGTACCACACTGAACGGTGACGCACTGAAGCAAGAAGGCCAGGCGGAAATTGACCGGTTAGAAGCGGACATTGGAAATTTCCAAGAAGGTGGAACACCACACAGTTTTGTTATTGGTTAATTGACCAAAATCTCCATTTAAATACCCTGCAATGAAAAATTCCAAATACAAAAAATACTCTGACCTCTCGCTTGACGAACTGGAAAAGTTAGTAGAGGAGTTGGAAATCATGAGCATAAAGGCGTTGAAAGAACGCAAGAAAACCCTGAGAGCATCAATATTGAGATCCGTGAGAAAAGCAATCAAAGAGATTGAAAAACGTCTAAAAAAATAGTATAATAATACTATGCTGATAGGTGTAGTAGGATTAATAGGTTCTGGCAAAGGCACTGTGTCTGACAGGCTAGTGGAACAACACGGATATCAAAAAGACAGTTTCGCCAAGAGTCTCAAAGATGCCGTGGCATCAATGTTCAATTGGGATAGAAATTTATTAGAGGGTGACACTGACTCCAGCAGGCAATGGAGAGAACAGCCAGATGCTTTCTGGAGTGAAAAATTTGGCAAGCCAACAACCCCAAGATGGGTGTTGCAGTACTTTGGCACGGAAGTCATGCGTGGCCAGATGTACGACGGAATATGGGTGGACAGTTGCATTGGTAGATACAAAGGACAAAACACCGTGATAGCAGACACAAGGTTCCCCAATGAAGTTAAACAGATCAGAGAATGTGGTGGCAAGATCATACTCGTAAAAAGAGGACAAGATCCCGACTGGTTCGTTGATTACACAGAGGGCAACATAGAACCAAAAGGTATACACAGTTCAGAGTACGCATGGGCGAAGGAAGAGTTTGATTTTATTATTGAGAACAACGGCACCAAAGAAGAATTATACGCCAAGATCGACAACCTAATCGTCAGCGACAAGATCACCGACACGCCAACCAAGTCTACGGGTACTGCCCAACCTCTGGCAATTGGCGCAAACAGTTTTTAAGTTTGTAGTCGCAGTATTCCTCAGATCACCATCAACGAACAGCACATCCAGTTGTGATTTGTCCTGTGCTTTGAATCCGCACAACTCACACTTCCGGTGCTTCTTGTAGCCCGATCTTTGTAGTGCGGTCACGCCTCCCACACGCTTGCCGGCCCGTTTCCTGATACAGGTGTCGCATCGACTACGCCAATACACCCTACCATATCTCTTGTAGGCATAGGCCCTGGGTTTGGTCTTGCACTCCGTACACAACGGTCTGTCCTTGTACTGCATGTGTGTATTTACGTCGCCTATATAGGCACCTGGAAAACGGTAAATTATGTCGCTAAAACCATACGATTGAATAAATAACTCTAGTATATACGTAACTTG